GCAATGGCGGCAATCAGATCGAAGATGGTTTGCAGCATCAGTTGAATGTTGTTAAGCGTTTCAAGTCCGGTTCCGTTCGTCCAGATTGCCATAAACGACTGACCGATAGCGGAAACCATGTCTTTCAGCGCAGAAAGAGCGTTCTTTGCGCTTTCAATAGTCTGCTGTCCGTACTGCGCCCACGAATCCTGAAATACTTTCCAGAAGTCAGTGAGCCATTGCGGTGTCTGATTTTTTACTGCGGAATAATCCGTATCAAACTTAGGTGCGCTCGGGTCGGTCGTGTTATTGCTGTTATTGGTTAATTTCTGGACTGTATCGAACGATGCAAGAGCCTTTTCGGCTTTCTTCGCAGACGATGCCGTGGAATCCAGTGCATCCGTTTGCTTGTTCAGTTCCTTTGCATTTTCCTGTGCCTGCTGTGCGGTCGTACCGAACACAGACGCGATAAACTGCGCCATCTGCGCCGTTACCTGTGCAAGAGCCTGCATCAGCTTATTCAGCCATGGGATGATAGATTCATAGATAGGCTGAAACGCCGTCAGCAGGTTACTTTTCACCTGTCCAAACGACTTTGCAAACGTTTGGTTCGCAAGCAGAGCCTTGCCCAAACGGTCAGCCATTGCCGTAAGCGCTTTGGAAATCAAGTTGAAGAACAACGCACCCGCAACGATAGATCGCAGACGCACACCGAACGACTGTACGCCGCCCGTGGCTTTCTTCATGGACTTTTGGCTGGAACGTCCGAAATTGGAGAATTTGGCTTTGAGCTTGTCAATCGCTGCGCCCAATTTGCCGCCGAGCGAATTTTGCAGACTTCCGACAGACGTTTTCAAGCCAGCGCCCAAACCCGCAATAACTCGTTTCAGCTTAGCCATTTTGGAATTTGTCTGACTTACGAAGTCATTCATTTCCGACTTGGACTGTTTCAGCCCGGCCTCCATGTTCTCTAACTGCGTGGTCTCATTGGCAAGGCTTTGCCGTACATTCTGACCGGCGCTGCTCATCGTGGACGATTGCTTGATCTCGGCAAGCTGTTGTTTCAGTTGTGCCGCTT